GCTGGGCTGAGAAGAATACGTGGTTCGGTCAGGACGAAGTCATGACCTATGCCGCGTTTGGTATCCATCGCAAGTTGGTCGAGGAAGAAGGATTTGACCCGCAGAGCGATGACTACTATAGTGAGATCGATCGTCGGGTTCGTACGGAGTTTCCGCACAAGTTCAAGACGGCCAACACATCGGGGAAAAGTCAGGTCGCTCCCGCTGGCTCTTCGGCATCCCGCAGCACGAACAAACAGGGGCGCAAGACCGTGAGGCTATCACCGTCGCAGATCGCCATTGCTAAAAGGCTCAATGTTCCTCTCGAGGAATACGCAAAGTACGTAAAGGATTAATCTGATGACTGAGAACACTCGCACACCACGGTCCGCTACCACGCGTGAAGAAACCACGCGCCGTAAACCATGGGCACCGCCCAGCCACCTTGCTGCACCAGAAGCCCCTGCGGGTTATGTGCATCGCTGGATTCGAATTGCTATGCGCGGCGAAGAGGACAAGATGAATGTCCACTCCAAGCTGCGTGAAGGATGGACCCCCGTCCGCGCCGATGAGTATCCAGACTATGAGGCTCCGACGATCGACGATGGTCGTTACTCGGGAATCATTGGCCAAGGTGGCCTGATGCTGTGTCGTATTCCTATCGAAACTGCTCACGAACGATCCGCGTACTACGGGCTCCGGACCCGCGAACAGATGCAGGCTGTCGATCAGGACTTAATGAAGGAGTCACATCCTTCGATGCCGATTCATCAGACTCGGCAGAGTAAAGTCTCATTCGGTGGACGTGGGTCCTCCGACTAACAGCAAAAGGAGCTGAAAATGGCCAATATCAATGGCGCATTCGGTCTTCGTCCCATCGGCAAGGTGGGTCAGAATACCAACAGCACCGGTTCGACCGAGTACCGTATCGCCGCAGGCAATACAAACGCGATCTATCAGGGTTCCCCTGTCATCCCACTTGCAGCCGGTGTCATCGACATCGTTGGTGCAGCAGCGGGCGGCACGGTAGGTCTGTTGGGCGTGTTCCAAGGCTGCGAGTACGTTTCGGCAACAACCGGTAAGAAGGTCTGGTCCAACTACTGGCCCGGGTCTGGTGCAGACACAAACTTCCCTGTCAAGGCGTTCGTCTACGACGACCCAGCACAGCTGTTTGTTGTCGCAACATCCAACGTGGTCGCAGCAGCGAACACAGAAGCAGAAGTCCGCGCGGCAATTTTTGCCAATGCGAACTTTGCTCTGGCCACATCGGGCGTCGCCACCACAGGTATCTCGTCGGCTACGCTCGACCTGAACACCATCGCCGCTACCAACACGCTGAACCTGCGCATCATGGGTATCCAAGAGGATCCTGAGAACGCCGACTTCACCGCAGCTGGTATCCCTGTAATCGTGCGTTTGAACAACCACTTCAATTCGTCGAATGGCGCAATTGCTGGTGGCACTGTTTCGACGACCGGCGTGTAAGGAGGACTAGCACATGGCAATCTCTCGCGCACAACTTGCGAAAGAACTCGAGCCGGGCCTTAATGCCCTGTTCGGAATGGAGTATGGTCGCTACGAAAACCAGCACTCTGAAATCTTCACCACTGAGTCATCGGATCGTGCATTCGAGGAAGAAGTTATGCTGTCGGGCTTCGGCGCGGCGCCTAACAAATCCGAGGGTTCTGCGATCAGCTTCGATGACGCCAACGAAGCGTACACTGCTCGCTACAACCACGAAACGGTTGCACTTGCATTCTCGCTGACTGAAGAAGCGATCGAGGATAACCTCTACGATCGTCTCGGTTCTCGTTACACCCGTGCACTGGCTCGCTCCATGGCACACACCAAGCAGGTCAAAGCTGCTGCCGTCCTGAACAACGCCTTCACTGGCGGCGCTTTGGCTGGTGGTGACGGCAAGGCACTGTGCGCAACGGACCACCCACTGACTTCGGGCGGCACCTTTGCAAACACTCCTAGCGTTGCGGCCGACTTGAACGAGACCTCGTTGGAAGACGCACTGATCAACATCGCTGGTTTTGTTGATGAGCGCGGCCTGAAGGTTGCTCTCCGCGGTCTGAAGCTCATCGTCCCGCGCCAACTGCAGTTCATCGCAGAGCGTCTGATGGTTTCGAACCTGCGTGTTGGCACTGCTGACAACGACGTGAACGCGCTCCGCTCCATGGGGATGCTGCCAGAAGGGTACACAGTCAACGACTTCTTGACTGACCCTGATGCATTCTTCATCAAGACGGACGCACCACGCGGCTTCATCCACTTCGAGCGGACACCACTGTCCACTGGAATGGAGGCTGACTTCGATACGGGCAACATGCGTTTCAAAGCGCGTGAAAGGTACTCATTCGGATTTTCTGATAGTCGTGCCGTGTTCGGTTCTCCGGGCTCCGCCTAATAAAAACAAGGACTTAGGTCCGATGAACCCCCGCTTCGGCGGGGGTTTTTTTTGTGGTTGCAGTCTATTTAATTAGACCTTATACAAAAGGGTATCAATCATAGGGGATGTAACGATGAGAGAGTCGGTAATTTATTGGATAAAAAACAAGGTAAACGGAAAGTTTTACGTAGGTAGTACCACCCAGAGGTATGTCAGGTGGAAGACCCACCGTGGAAAACTGAACGGAAACAGGCACCACTGCAAGCATCTCCAAGCGGCTTGGAACAAGTACGGCTCGGATGCGTTTGATTTCAAGGTGGTTGAAAAGGTTGTGGAAGAGGCGTTGTTGCAAGAAGCCGAGGACCGGTGGCTGATCAAACATGTTGGAAAGCCTTACTGCTATAACCACGGGCTGCGGTCAGGTGCGCCTTGGCGGGGCGGGGACAAGGAGAACCATCCTCGATACGGAGCCAAGCTAACCGACGACCAAAAGCAGGTTATCCGCGAAGCAACTCTCAAGCAGTGGAAGACCGCAGACCCCCGGACAGGGTGCAAGCACAGCGAAGCGGCCAAGCAGCTAATCAGCACCAAGGTCCAAGCTGCGTTGGCCGAGGGCCGAGGCGGGAGGTTTATCCCCACTGAGGAGACAAGGCAGAAGATGTCGGATGCCCAGAAGGGTAACAGTTACGCCAAGGGTCACGTTCGTAGCGAGGAGCACTGCCAGAAGATATCTGAGGCCATGCAGGGGAACCAGAACTGGCTGGGAAAGAGCCACAGTGAGGGGTCCAAGGCAAAGATGGGGCAGCCTGTCCGGATGATCTCGCCGACGGGGGAGATCACCGTGTTTCCTCGAACGACGGCTATTAAAGAGGAGTTCGGTATTTTTCTGCCAACCATCCAGCGATCTGTACGCTCTGGAAAACCGTTGGCCAAAGGCCCGTACAAGGGGTGGCGTTTCGAGTACGTATAAGCTTCTGCACATCGGATCGCCTCTTTCTTTTTGTTCGCAGCTCGTATACTCTATGGGCATCCCTGACAGCCGCGCGGTGCGGCTGACATTTGCCACGACAGGAGATCCTCATGGCTAACACGACCTTCACAGGCCCAGTACGTTCCGAAAACGGCTTTCAATCCGTTACCAAGGACGCAACCACCGGCGCAATCACCACCAACGCTACTTACGGCACCAACGCTACAGTCACCGGCACCCTGTCCGTGACCGGCGCGGCAACGCTGTCAAGCACTGCAAACGTCATCGTGATCCCCACTTCTGATCCAGCAGTTGCTGGTGCGATCTGGAACGACGGCGGCACCCTGTCTGTATCCGCAGGATAAGGAGATAGCTTATGGCTGGTTCTGACACCAAGAGCACACACGCCCACGGGTCCGGCTTTGTCGTCTTGGGACGGCATCGGATCACCGGTCTGTCGTACATCGGCACGGCGTCTGATGGCTTTCTCGAGATCTTTGACACGGTCGTAGTCCCTGTAGCTGCGACCTACGCGCGCAGTGGGACAACGGTCACGGTCAGCTCAACCGGTCACGGTCTGCAAACAGGTGACACTGTTGGTATCGGGTATAGGCTCGGTACTGGCGGTGAAGCTCGATCCGGCAACTATGTAATCACGGTCACTACGGCCAATGCTTTTACCATAGTGGACATAAACAGCGGCACTATTTCGGGTAGCCCTGTTTGCACATATGTGAGCGGTGGTGGCGGATGGATTTTTAGCACAGAAGTGTCCGCGTCGGACATTTTTGCGAACGTCCTCTCCGTTCCGGGAGATGGCATGCTTGTTAAAAACGGCACCTACGCCAATATGACCAACGTCGACTCTGCTAACTTCTTCTACAACTAGGTGGGGTCATGGATCCGGCGTCCGTCACCCTCGCCATAGGCGCAGCCAGCAAGGCGTTCTCGATGCTCAAGCGTGGGTTCGAGATCGGCCGCGATATTGAGTCTATGCACGGCGACATCCAGAAGTGGATGGGTGCGTCGGCGCAGATTTCAGCGATTGAGAAGGCTACGAAGAATCCCGGCATCGTC